TGGTATCATATGCAGGGCGTGTACGGAAGTACCACCAGATGCCTTCCCGATTGTGCTGATCCGGACTGCGTCATTCGCAATGTGCACGCGCTTTAGAAAGCGAAGTCCTTCGACGTCATATCGATGAGAAGTGCCTGGGGGAGGAGACCGAGTCCGCGTGCTGCAAGGAGCCGCGTCGATCCGTCCACTACCCAGGTCGAACCATCATCGATTCGCATCAGGATGGGGGCATCGATTTTCTGGCCCTGTCCAATCTTATCCAGAAATGACTCGACATCGCGAGAATCTTCTTCCGCGACTTCTCGGCATTCGTCGAGCCCGTCCACTTCGTAGTAGGATTCGCCCATGAGTTCGAACCAGAGGGACTCGGCGAGAGTGCGAAGAGCGGTGTGGTTGAAAATTTCTTCGGCTTTGGCTACGTCGATGTGGTGTTCACCGCAGAAGCGTTCGATCTCAGCACGGGCCGAATCGAGTGACGGGCGCTGCCAAGCCGTAGTGGAAGCAGTCAGCACTTCTTTCTGTGCCCACATTTCGCCATCCGGGGTCTCAAACACGCGCGTCGGGAAACCCTCGATTTTGAGGGTCCCCGATTCTTTGGCCGAAGACAAAACGGAGCTGGGGATCTTTTCGACCTTCCAGCTCCCGTCGTCCAGCAGGTGAAAAGCCAAGCCGGGCGAAAGTTTCATGTTGTTCTCAGCCCGCCTTGTACGGACCCTTGTTCTTCGCGGAGAAGTTGTAGGTTGACGGGTCGTTCGGATTCTTGTACAGAGAGTGGACGGCGGACTCGATGGCTTCCAGGGGCTTGTCGAGGTCTTCCACCGAATCGACCTGGGCGAAGATACCGGCGAGCTTGGTAACGCACGTGGCGATCATCGGACGGGCCGCAGCGTACTGGGGGCGGGCCGCGATACGGGCGATCTTGTCGAGCGAGGCGCAGAGAGCGACCACGCGCTGGTAATTCTTCAGGGGCTTCTCGGCGGCGACGCGAAGTGACGCGATGTGGCCGTAGAGAGTACCGCTCTCATCGAGCGGCGCCGAGGCGAGTTCGGCTGGGGTCTCCGCCGGATCAGCCGCAGGCTTCTGACCAAACGAAGCCAGCTGAGCTTCGAGAGCATCGACGGCCGTCGCCACTTCGGCGAGGCCTTCGTTGGTGTTGACGGACAAGTCAACTTCGGCCACTTTGCGAACCGAAGCGATGAGTGAACGAAGTGCTTGCATGGATAATGATTTCCTTAGTTGGACGAAGTAATTGAAAAGCTAGCGGGAAACGGAGGCGAGGGACATTTTCTGGTCCGGTTCCGCGTCCTTGTAATTGTGGTGTTTCTTCGCCTTCTGCCCCATCCGCCAGTTTTCCAGGACAGATTCGACGGATGCCATGAGCTGCGACGAAGTGAAAGTGCAAACGCCGTCTTGCGATCCATTTTGGCGGGTGGCCATCAGGACACATGACTTCGCGAGTTCCTGCATGTAGGCGCCAGTGAAGCCGTCCGACATTTCGAGGACGGAATCCCAAATTTCGGGAGTCACTGCGGTATCAGGCTGCGCGTGGTAGCGAGCGAAGAATGACTGGAGAAGCGCATGACGGTCTTCCTTGTCCGGCATCGGGATTTCGATCTTCATGTCGAAACGACCGGGACGGTTCGTCAGAGCTTCGTCCATCGACAAGAAGTCGTTGGTGGAAGCGAGGATGACGACGCCAGCGTTTTCGACTTGACCGTCGAGGCAGGAGAGAAACTCATTGAGAACGACCGAGTCGTGAGACGAAGAACGGTCTCCGCCGAAAAGGTCCATATCTTCGATGAAGACCATGCACGGACCGAGCTCGCGCGCGGCCTGGAACAGTGCCGTGACGTGCTCCGGGTACCGAATGGACTTACCGGTGCACCAAATACGAGTGGCTTTCCCCTGGAGCATGGTGGAAAGAGAACGGAACACCGTCGACTTCGCCATGCCCGGGGGTGAAACGAGAAGTGTGTTGCGCGAGGGACAAACCCCGAGCTGCATGAGCTGGTCCGCCGACTCGAGAACGCCGATAGTGTTCTGGATGATTTTCTCTTTCAGATTCGCCTTCATCACCACCTGGGAAAAGGACGTCGAGGTGATGTCGTGGAAAGAGAGCGAACCGGACTCGAACGACAGACACTGGCGGTAGTAGATGTCGTTCGACACCATCGACGCAGAAAGCTCCGCCATGAATTTCTCGGCTACCGCTTTGTTCTCCGCCGACGTGATGGCAGTGAAATTGCAAGCCATGGAGTTTACGCACAGGTCCATGCGGACGATCAACGGAACACCGCCACAACCCAAGAAGTACGACTTGTAATTGGGGAGTGAAAGTTCTTGCTTCGGCGCGACTTCCACCGTGGTGTTATAGCAACGGAAGAGGTCCGAGCCTTCCACGTAATTGGCGAATTCGTAGGTCGCGAGGAAGTCCACGGTGGAGAACGGGGTGCCTTCCTGGATGAGGCATTCCATGGCGTAGGCCACACGCGCGATGAAGATCTGCGGGTAAGAACGGTTCAATGTGAACTGGTCGGTACCGGAGCACCCGAGGAACGTGTTGATGGCATGCTGCTCGATGTCGCGCGGCAACCGGACGTCGGGCTCGTGTGCGGCGTTCCGCGCATCGATGCGGGCCCACCATGCGTCGATGAAGTAGTTGACGGTCGAGGAAACGCCCTCGGACACTGAGGTGGGGACCAGATCTGCCGCGAGGCGGGCAAGTGACTTCATGTTATACCTTGGTGATAAAAACTGGGAGGACTATACCGGAGTCCAAATACGAGAAAGCCCGCCTTCGGCCAAAACCGGGGCGGGCTTTCTCGTGGTGATTCGGCTCAGCGAACGCGGACCGCGAAATCCGAAACGATGTATTCCAAGGGGAATACCGGGATGTAGACGACGCTGGTGCGGAGAACGGTGGGGTCGGACTCGTCCGCTGCCACTTCGATCGCCACGACCTTGGTCACGATGCCGTTCGGGCCGATGAGCTGGTTGAACATGCCGACCATGTCCGTCTCAATCGACTTGATGAGTGTCCCCGTCAGCTTCTGGCCGATGTAGGGGTCACACACCTGACGGTGGAGCTGCTGAACGTGGTGGATGGTCCAGGTCACCGAGGGGGTGCGCGTGATGACGTTCGCCGTGTTGGTCGTCAGACCGTGGCGGACGCGCATCTTGTTGTCGACCTGCTCGATGATGGTGACACCGGCGACCGCCACCTGGTTGGCCTCGGTGGGATCGAGGACGCGACCGAGTCGGTCGAATCCCTGAATCTGGCGCCGGGTCAGGGGAGTGGCGACGTCGAGTGACGGGTTGCAACCGATGCCGGCAATCGCTGCCGCCATGTAGGTTCCGTCCGCGAGCTGGAGCGTCGTGTTGCCCAGATCGTCTGCCACGGACACGACGAACGAGTCCGGGTAGTTCAGGATCATGAGCTCCGAAGAGAGCGCCTGAGCCTGAGCCGCCGCGCCGATGGGCGAGGTGCCCGCCGAAACGCCAGCCGCGCCGGTACGCTCCGCCTTCTGCTGGGGAGCCGACATCACGATGCAGTGCTGGTTGAGGGCGCCGAGCACCGTGGGGTCGCCCGTGAGGGGCGCGATCATGTCCGGGAGAACCGACCCGCCGATCGGCTTACGCAGCTCGTCGAGTGCCGCCAGGTAACCGGCGGTGAGGTTGGTGGACTGCGGGATCTGCTTGAGACCCACGAGGACCGCACCGTTCAGGATAGCGATGCGAGCGCCGAGCGAGAGCGGGAAGTCGGGGGTCGCAGGACCGAAGGCCTGCTGGATCTTCTTGATCTCACGGTAAAGCTGGGTGGAGAAATCCGCCTTGCGGTACTCGTACGAGATGTAGTAGACTTCGCCAACGGTCGGCTCTGCGCCCGAACGGGCGAAGGTCGAGAGCACGGCGGTGGTCTCCGGGTTCATGTTCACGGTGTTGTACACGAAGACCTCGACGCCCGGGATCGAGCGAATCGGGGTTCCGGCGTCCGCCCGGAAAGTGGAAGCCACGTTCAGGGTGAAAGAACCGGTGGTGGTGTAGTCACCCGAGGTGGCCGGGAGAACCGTGAAGCGCAGACCCGTGGTCGCGTCGGTGTACGTCTGGCCCGGGAACCCAGTACCATGCGAACCGGCGAGGCCCTGGCTGGACGTCACGTTGAAGCCGGACTGTGCTGCCGCGCCAGTGTCGCCGGTGGTCCCCGCCACGATGCCGAGACCGGCCGAGGGGAGGAACGCCGTGTTGGACACTGAGGAGAAGGCGACACTGGAGCTCGAGCCGGCCGACCGGGAGTTCACCTGGAGGTAGGTGCCGAGACCCTGCACCGTTACGGCCGAGGCCGTAGCGAGAGCGTTGAAAGCGCTGGCCGCGTTCAACGCCGTGGCGAGCTTCTCAGCCGACACGTTGTTGCGAGAGGCCGAGGCGCCGAGCGTGAAGCCCAAGACCGTGGCTGCCGTCGACGTGTTCTTCACCAGGACGTTGGAGTCCGAGGTGTTGGTGCGCGAAGAGAGCAGGAGCTTACCGACGTCCTTGCCCGCACCGACCGACTCGATGAGCGTCATGAGGGTGGCGGTAACAACGTTGGTCGTGTCGCTGGTCGTGTGGACCGTCGCCTGCGTGCGGTGCGCCGAGTAGGCCGAAGCCACAGCCTGGGCCAAGAGCATAGCCGAGGCCATGTCCGTGGCGTTCGCCTGCGTAATGACGTTGGTCGTGTCATTGACGGGGTGGATTCCGGTCTGGGTCCGGTGCGCGTTGAACTTCGCCTTCAGGTCGTTGAGGAGCACGACGGCGGTTGACAAGTTCGTCGCGACGGCCGCCGAGACGATGTTCGCCGAGTCCGCGAGCGAGTGGAACGAGGTGTTGATGCGGTGAGCTTCGTATCGAGTACGGAGGTCGTTCGCCAACGCCACGAGAGAGGCCGTCATTGAGGCCGAGTCCGCCGACGAGATGAACGGGACGTAAGCCGCGTTCAGGGCGTTGGCGACCGAAGCCGTGGTGACCACCGAGCCGGACGGAATCTGCGCCGTCAGGTCGTTGCCGTCCACGTTGAGTTGCATCGAGTCGGACAGCGATGCAGTGACGGAGAAGGGACCCGCCACGGCGCCGGTGAGAGCCGCCGCCTGGTTGAGAGCCGAAGCCGAGCCGGTCGCCGTCTGGTTGGCGAGGAAACCGGCGACGCCCGCGCCCTGCGTCTGGCCTGCTCCGGTGGGGGTCAGGACCTTGACGCTCGAGTGCAGACCGTTGGTGGCCGACGGAGTGGAGCGAGAAACGATCTTGACGATCGATTCCGTGCCGTAGGTGACGATCGACGCCAGGTTGTTCGGCGCAGTCGAAGCGAAGGTACCAGTGCCGTCCGAGTGCGTCTGGGCATCGGCGTCCACCAGTGCGTTGATTGCCGAGACCAACGCCGACATCGTGGTGAAACCGGAGATGTCGAGAGGAGCCAGCTGGACCGAGTCGACCTGCAGAAGCAAGTAATCGGTGGCGGCGGGCGCCAGGGTCGTCGAGATCGGCTTACCGAGCAGCGTAGCCTTGAAGGCCGTGCTGAGGTCCACCGTCACGGGAGCGTTGCCGTCCACCACCACGCCGCCGAACTGGCGGGTGAAGGTGTAGAGGTCGTAAGGACCCGGCAGGGCGTTGGTCACCGAAGCGTGAGAAGCGGGCGCGAGGGTATTGGAGAAGGTCACAGTGACCGTCTCGGATACCGGAGTACCATCGCCAGTGTGGAAGGCGTTCGGAGCCTGCTCCGAGCCCGAAGGAAACTGCACAGTCTGCGACAGACCGGTCTTCGTACCGAACCGGACCGAGAGAACCGGGGTGCCGGTTGACGCTGCGGTCAGCGAGTAGGTGCCGATACCTGAGGGACCGGACGTGAGAACCGAGAACGTGTACTGGTCGTCCGCGAGACGGTTATACCAGAACGTGGCGAACGCCTTGTAGTCGGCCGGAACCGGATCGCGCAGGGTCACGCGGTTGGTCGAGGAGTCGACTTCGAGAACCACGGCCTGAGCCCGGGTCGAAGCGTCGCGCCAGTCCTTGCCAACGTAGACCTGGACCAGGTCCGGACGAGCGGTGGCAAGATCGAGGCGACCGTTCGCCACGGTCTGGTACAGACCGGTGGAGAGGGACGTGTCGCGACCATTACCCGTGGTGGGGCGAAGGGGGAGGACGAACTGCGTGGTGGACGTCGCGTTGACAACGGGGTCGACGTAACGCGAGCATTCCGCGGCGTACATCCGGTCATCGACCAGTGAGCCCACGATCTGGTTTGAATCGAGAGAAACTGAACCGGTGCGGTCTCCACCGACGACGGTGAAAGTCGTACCCCAGTGGATCTTGGACTGGTCGTTGTCGTTGATGACAACGAAGTCCGGACCATTCAGGTAGTCACGACGGCCCGGAGCGATACCAACGTTCGACACCGAGGTGACGTTGTTGTTCGGGAGGTAGTCGAACGTGTCCTGGAAGGTGTTGAAGAAGTACTGGATGGTGACTGTCACGCCCGGGAACGGGGCGTAGGGAAGGGTCACCTTGCGGTTCTGACCATCGAGAGCGGCAGCTACAACCTGCGCGCCGTTGACGAGAACCACAACACGTGACGGGTCCGTCGCCGTGATGCCACCACCCGAACCATCGACCACGGGGCCCTGGTACAGAGTGAAGGTCTTGGTGCGGTTTGTGGCAGTGCCGGGCGAAAAGCCGAGTGCCGAGTTGGCGTTGCCAGAGAGAATCTGGAGATTGCCCGAAGCCACGAGCAAGACGTGGTTCTTACCCTGCGGATCGGCGGACACCGAGGCTGTGAGGCCCGCCACTCCGGCCTGGTTCACATCCTGCGCAACGTCAGAAGCTGCACGACCGGTGCCGGAAACGAGTGTGACTTCCGCCTGCAACGTGTCGTTCACGAGCAGCAAGAGCTTGTCGGAAACACCGGTGACGATGTTGTATCCTTCGGGGGTCGGCGCCTGGAGGCTCGCCACACCCGGGGTGACCTGTGACGACACGTTGTCGGTCGTGCGGGTGTCACCGCGGTGGTAGAAGTAGGAAACGAGCACCACGTCCGAAGCCGCGACGGGGGTGAGGAGTTCCACGGTGCCGGCAAGACCGTCCACAGCCTTGACGACTGCGATCTGGCCGTTGACCGTCACGGAGAGCTTCGAGGGCTCGTAGGTGGTGCGACCAGCGCCGGTGCCATCGACGATGGGAAGCGAGCGGACCTTGAACTTGGTCTTGAAGCCATCCTGATTGCCGAGCGTGGGGTTCGAGGCGGAACCGCCGACAATCCAACGACCGGACGCATCCTCACCGAAGATCGGTGTATCGGCCACTGAGCTCGAACCGCGGATCAACTCGTAGTTGGTCTGCGAGATCGTCTCCTTACCGGGACCCATGACGACGGGGACGCGGAGTCCGCCGAGGAGCAGACCAATGCCGGGGTCTACCGATGTGTGGGTGTAGACGCCAGGAGGAGCATAAACAGCAAAAGGTCCGATAGTCATTGTAAATCCCTTCGACGAACAGAAATCTAAAAGTTTTGGTCTTCGTTTCCGCAGTCCACAAATCGAGTGTGTGCGTCTTTGGTCTGAGTCTCGGTGAAGAGGTTCAGATACGGGGATTCACTAACGAGCTAGAGCTCACTTCTTATCTTTCGTGATTTCCTTTGCTTTACGGAACATTTCGAGTCCTGCCTGTCGTTCTCGCATCGTTTGCGAGTCGACCGCTTGGACTTTGCCATTCACTTCGGTGATGGAATTCGTCCCCAACTCCTTACGAGCTTTAGAACGAGCGTCTTGCCGCTTATTCACATTCTCCCATTTGACGGCAGCTGAGCGACCCACCGCTTTGTCCAGACTCGGGTAGTCCAGATCGTGAGAACCGGAGTTGCCATGGACGCCCGACTCACCCTTCACACCGCCTGCGAACTGGAATGCGAAAGTGGAGACTCGGTCACGCGGGGCCGGTTGATGACATTGGGGACAGGGATGGGAACTCTCGAATTCTCGAATCTCGGCCTGTTGGACGAGGACTTCTTCAAACTCGATTTCGCAAGCTGCGCAGGAATAATTAAGAATAGGCAAAGTAACGAACGATACTAAGAAATTCTCTCATATGTCAGAACGTTCGAGGCACGAATAGCGATGTTTTGACCGGACAGCGTGCGGATCTGGACCAAATCGTCGACGTAGGTGCCATCAAGATGGCCATGCGTCAACTCTTCTTCCCGCGTGTGCTGTTCGGCACGCTGAATGGTGATGGGGAGTGGGATCTGGATCTCCCAGTCCGAACGGATCGAAAGGGCCAACGAGGTCTCGTAGAAATAAGACCCGTCCGTGCTGTCGTAGACATCCTCCGACTCTCCGTTGGGAGAGATGTCAAGAAGCTCGAGGCCTTCGAACGCCAAGTTGTTTTGCAACCGCAAGAATTCAACCACGACGTAGTCGGACATTTTCTCTCGGTCTTCAGCGTCGCGCGTGAAGAGGGTGAGGGAAAAGTTCAATTCGAACTTCCCGCCGTAAACTTGAGCCACGTCCTGGCGCTGGTTAGTCACCACCACCATCTGCTCGGTCCCCATCTCCACTCGGTCACCGAAAGCGAGAACTACGCCCGGAATGGAATCGACATTGGTGGACTCGTTCCAAAAATCATAGGGGCCGGACATCGGAGCCTGGTATCTGTAGTTTGCCAGAATGGAACGATGGATAGGAACGGCGCGCAGGAAAAGAACAGCGCCGGTTGTGTAGTCGATGGAGTAGTCAACGTCCGGGATCAGAAGCGTACGGGAGTCCAGCCAGAGTCGAAGCGAACCGGGAAACACGTTTTCGCGTGTGAGCTGCGCTGCGAGATCGGACGAGCCCTGAAATGTGATGAGTTGTTCGTCTTGTTCATCCAGAACGGGAGTAACGGTGAATTGCCCGGGGATTTTACGGGCGATGTCCGGGACTCGGGTCACGGACACGGTATAAACACCGGCTGGAGACGGAAAGACCGTGCGGTTGCGGGAGAACGTTTCCATGAGAGGAAAATTCTCCCGCACCCATTCAATCGAGTTGGAGTTCAGGCGCTCGTTCGCCCAAGTGAGCATGCAGAAAGAAGAAAGAGACCCCACGTAGTTGTCCGAAGACAACCGCACGCGCTCGGCCGAAGCATCAGTCACAATGATGCCGCGCTGGGGTCTCTCTTTGAAGCTGAATTTGTTCTGTACACGTTCCGAATCCTCACGGTATTTCGGGTGGTTGTACAGAATCGCCTTCAGTTCACGGATCACCCGCTCTTTGACCGGATTGGTGAGCAGGGATTTCATGTAGAATTACTTTCCGGACTTGGCGGCAGCAGCCTTGGCAGCAGCCTTCTTCTGCGCCTTGGTCATCGGCTTGGACTCGTCCGCAGCGGGGGCTTCCTCTGTCGTCTCGACTTCAGCGTCAGCTTCACCTTCGGCCGATTCTTCCTCAGTCGCGGCGGGATCCTCTTCAGCGGCGGGAGCTTCTTCGGCCACGAGAGTTTCGGCGGGAGCCGACTCTTCAGCCACGAGAGTTTCGGCTGCTGCTTTGACTTCTGCTTCATAAGCAGCTTCGGCAGCCTTGAGTGCAGCAGCTTCTTCCGCCTGCTGGTTGGAAAGAGCCTCAGCGGCTTCCTTTTCCTTCAGTTCGGCGACTTCTTCCGACATCTTGGACGCTGCAAGAGCTGCCTGGAGCTCCTCTTCCGATTGCGCCTCCAGGAGTTGCTCTTCCGTCGGTTCCGGTGCGGGCGATTCCTCCACCAGCGCCGAGAGGTGCGTGGGTCCGGCCTCAGCCGAGCCGACTTCTGCACCGAGGTACGTCGACGGACCGGGGTCCGCGCCCAAATCCACTACTACGGGACCGGGGTCCATGACGACCGGGGACGTCAGCAGCGGAGCGGCAGAAACGATGACCCAGTTGTGGTACCGCTTGAGATCGTTCGATTTTTCGATGGAGTGCGTGGACACGTTCACTGAACCGTTCGGGGGAAGGCGGACGCCGATGTCTTCCAGGACGAGTTCGATGTTCAGACGATTGGTGATTTTCATATGGTTCATGCCATGTACCTCTTGATGATTTCTTCCAGTTTCGGGGCGAACTTCTCAAGAAGAAGAGATTCGAGTTCCGAAATAAACTGCTTTATTATACCGTCAAAATCGCCCGATGGGTACTGATACTGACCGTTCTCCTCTTTCAATTCCTTCCGAAACGCGACCACGAGCTTACCCTGACGGTCCACTCGCATTTTCCGAGGGGCGGGGGCGGAGACATCTCGAGCCACCTGACGATCGAATGAGTTGGTACGGGCGTCGCGACGGGCGTCGCCAATGGGTCGGCGAGCGTCGTTGTTACGGCGAGACGGTCGACGAGCGTCTCGCTTTCCTCCGGTTTGGCCGAGAATGCGGCGAGCTCGGGCAAAAACGCGAGAGGGAAGAGTCGGTATCGAATAGGAATTCGGGTCAGTCGGATCTTCGACCGGAGTTTCCACTTCTTGAACCGCTACCTGAGATTCGTCATCCAGTGATTCGAAATCGATGAGGATTTGGTAAACCACGGCATCGTCTTCTATCCGAGATGATAATTCGTAGTTCTTGAGATACTCGGAATGGAGGAATCCTGCATCGGCCAGGATTGAACGCAAAATCTCGAGACCCTCGACAGCAATGTCATCGAGGATGCTTGTGGCGATGGAGTCAAACAACGCCTCCAGAGATTTTGTGTAGTCAGCCAATGTAAGTAATTATCCTACCTACGCTGAGTGTTTTCCCACGCAATGGTGTGACCCCGTTCTTCACGTTCATCCGGGATACGATTCCGTTCAGTAGTCATCGGCAACGATTTTCCGCCGGCCGGATCGATCCACTGGGTGTGGGGGACAATGAGAGTCGACGTATCCATCACCGGGACTTTATGCCGAATGTCCTTCGAGTCCAAGTGTGAAATCGGGAAGAATTGTTGGAGTTGCATACCACGGTTCGACGGCATACGGACGGGGCCGATTGAGTAGCGCTCTCCGTTAGTTTTGACGATGAAGTCGCGGTGAGAGAGCAAAGGGGAAGGGGATGTCCAGGAGTCGTAGACGTGTTGTAGCGACCGACCGCGAGCTTCTTGATTGATGTTTCGGTCGGCGTCGTCCGGGGCAATAATAATGTCGAATGGGCCTTCGTATCCGCCCACGATACCCACGCCGAAACAGAGTTCACAAGTGGCGGCGGGCTGCTGGTGTTCTTCGGACCAACACCCGCATTGCTGCCCTTGAGCTTTACGGATGAAACATTTGACGCGCTCTCCACCCTGGACCAGGATGAAGCGATTGCGCCGGATGGCTTCACGCCAGATATAATCGAGCTTCTCGACTTGATGGTTGTTCGCCTGCGCCGCGTGCTCGATAGGAGTTTCGAGAAGCTCGCCGCGCGAGTTTCGACCCACCGTTGTGACTCGATAGAAAATGCGCTTTCCCATGTCGGATTGGACGACATTTTCCATGAAGCGATAGGTGCAGTACACACGTTCCCCGTTTCGAGGAAGCGGGGATTTCTTCGACGTTTCTGAACGAGAGTCCCAGGCGTCGTAGGGGGAAAGCGTGATTTCTCCGATCGAAGCCTGAACGCGGAGCAGGTTCGCAGGCTCGTCGCCGACTCGGACCTGGACGTTGAGTGACAGGATGTCGGCTTCGCCGTGAGGCCCATCGATCACAATCGGGGACCTTCCAGTACGGAAAGTCCATTCGTAGGTCGGGCCCGTATCGCCACGATTCGTGAACTGATCGGTCACATCTTCATCCACCACCATCCGCACTCGGGAGTTGTCCCGATAGAAGTTGATACCGATGGGGAGAGCGTTGACGCGCGTGTAAGGACCGAACTCGGAGTCGAAGCTCCGGTAGATGTTCACGCCGTAGATGGTGAAGTGCGAGTTCGCTTGGAGTTCGGTGGGAGAAGACCAACGAACGTCGTACGTCCCATTGATATAAGCCGACAAGCAAGAGACGTTGAGAGGTGGAAGCGGCCAAGAAGCCGTTTCAATCTCGAGCAAGTGAACAGGACGATCGGGAGGACTCGGCATCGTACCCTCCACCCCTCAACGAAGGCCTAGTCGCGGAGTTGCAGGTGGAGTTTCTTTTCCGCCGGATCAAGACTCACGCTCGCCACCTTCGAGGGTTCAACGCTCGAGGCGTCAATGACATCGGAGATGACCTTGTTCCGAGCCTCAGTGAGAGCCCGAATCTGGTCCAATGCTTCGGCCGCCTGAACGGACAACGAGGTGTGCTTCTGTGCCCAGTGTTGGATAGAAGCCTCGATGTGACCGATCTTGTCGCTGTTTTCTTCCGTCAGGCTAATTTTGAAGGGGGTCATGAAACCCACCGTACTCAGTACGCGTCTTGACCGTCCATACCACCGTCCAGAGTGTCGTCTTCGGGGTCGATGACGGCACACTCCATACGAACGGGAACGATATTCAACGACGTGAGGTCCAGGTCCATCTCCTTGGAGACGATGTTGATGGACGTCTTGAGCGCTGACAGAACTTCGTTCTCGAGCTTGCGCATAAGGGAAGCCCGGGGGACAGTTCCCTCGAAGTCCACTGAAAACGAAATCTCGGAGTGGCAAGAATACTCGGTCTTGCTACCGTGCTGTGATAGAGACGTGCGGGAAGGCTTCTTCTTGGGCTTCTTCTTTTTGCCGGCCTCGTGTGTGGAAGCAATCCGCACAGCCATGTCCCGAAGTTTCGACTCGTCCATACAACAGCCTCGGCATAAAAAGCCGGGCGTTAGGTCATGAGATCGTAGCTGTACTGGGGATACTCCATGGAGAATTCCCCGACAGCGGACGCCGAACGGAAATGAATGGAGAGAACGGCCGAGGGAGAAAAAGAAACGGGCATCCCTTGCTCTTTGGAGACCCACTCTCGTTCCACGGCCTTGTGGAGAAACGAGTCCAGTTCTCCAGCGCGTTCGGCGCGTTCAATCAGCTTCGGGTCGGGCTCCCAAAAATCGGCCTCCTCGTCCGACATGTCGGCGGGTGGACGCTGGAGGAACTCCGGGAGCTCGAATTGCTCACGCCACCCTTCGCCCGCGATGTATGTCGCCTGCTCCGGGTGGGAGTCATACCAGGACTCGGAGTACTGCACTTGATCGAACTGAGATGCGATCTCCGTCGAGAATTCAATCGTAGCCTCGTTCCCCGAGATATCACTGAAAACGGGGGACTCGGACAATGAGACGAAATCGTCCGGACCCTTGGCCCAAAGTTCGTTGCTCCGAAGAATTTTGCGGAGATTGACGATGGACGTCGTGTGGAAGAGGGACTTCATAAGGAACGATACGCAACAAGAGTGTAAATTTCGGCATGGGACGCTTGGGAATAGAGGATCACTTTCCGGAAAAAAGCCGAACGGCAGCGGACGCGACTACCAACATCATGAAGAAAATCCGGTCTTTCTTCATCGGGGAGTTCGAAGGTGAGACCGTCACTATCCCGGAGGTGATTGTTGCCTTCCAGATTCCGACCGTCTTGCTCGTCCCGGCGATTGCCAGGTTTGTCGAGGAAGGGACGATTTCTGGCCCTCACCCCGCGCAAGAAGGAAAGGAGTATTGGGTGGGGCAGTTCGCGGTTCGAATCCAAGAGGGAGAAGCTGTCCACACGTCAGATCCCCGACTCCATAGTCCCAAGAAAGTACCCTGGGAGATCTATTGGGCCGGTCGCAATTGTTTTCGATGGGACCGGAAAAAGGACCTGAAAGCGATGCAGAAGTTCGCGACCGAAAAGTATAAGAAGGACGTCGCGGTGGTCGGGTGGAACAAACGATACTACGAACTCCTCACCCAACAAGCTGGACCTGTTCGTTGGCAATGCCGTCAGTGCACGAACATGAACTCGGTCCCCGAGCTCATACCGGGTGTGGGGTACAAATGCCAAACTGGGTGCGGCGAGATGCAAATTCACGCACCGGACAGTTGCCTTCGGTGTGGACTCCGAGGGAGTCCACACCGACGTCACATCGTGGAAGAACGGCGGGCGTGCATCGCCCGCATCATGGAAAACGTTCACAACTGGTGAACGGACCGGATTCTTTCCAGATGGCAGTGGATGGTGAAATTTGGACGACGGTAGAACTCCCTTACTAATTGAGTGAGAGTCATCGGATCGTTCTCGTTGTAGTAGAGGCACATATAGTTTCTACAACGTGGACACCACATCCAGAGGAATATTTCGCCGCAGTCGAGAAACTCCCATTTGTGGCCCACACCGGGAGACGGGAAATCAGAGTCTATGGGCGGTTCGAACGCGTTCTTCCGCGCAGTCCTCATAAATCAGACCGAACTGTATGTAAGCGGATTCGGACTTGGAAGACGTGTAAGCCTGTGAAGTGGAATAGAGTAAGACATGACACCCGGTGCATTTCCAAATCCGGTGTTCGACGTCAACTATCATTTCCCAGCGATGCGACACCATCGATTCCGTCCCGAAGGCGTCGACACATCTTGCGACTGACCTACCCATTGTAGCCCAACAAGAGGGCAATCAGGGGACAAGAACTACAACGAAAGTTCGGTGTAATCGCCTTCGTGGAAGCGGCGGACGCACTCGACCATCGATTCAGGAAGAATCGATTGGAAGGTCTGGGCTCCTTTGGAAATCAATACACGATTCGGTCCGATCGCCGGGACGATTCGAACGTCAAAGGGAGCCGCGAGCTTTTTGCGGACATAGTGGACGATGAGGTCTCCCGGGAATTCTCGCGAAGCGCGAATGCCGAGCTCGTAGAAAGCTGTGGCCACCGAGTCGCTGTTCTTCGGAACGTGACTCAGGTGCTCATTCAGAAAATCGAAGTAATCGGAGTAGTCCACACAGAAACGTTACTTCCGGTGCAAGTAACGGATAGATTCTTCCGGACAAACGATGTTGTCATACATTTCGAAGCGCGTTGCGGACTCCAAAGCCGCCTGTAGACTGACACCACCGATATCAACGCCGCAACGAGTACACCGGTAGAGCCAAAAGACTTCGGCGCCGACGGCCTTGACAGCGTCAGAATTTAGAGGACGGACGGGTTCGAAGAAGTGTTGCTTATACCTGTCATGAACAGCCATCTCTGCTGAGAAATTACAATTCATGAACGCCCTTCATCATGACCCGAGTTACCACCTCGTCGCAGGTCTCGACATGGTCGTTAACGGAAGCTATTTCTTGGAAGATGTCGACGATGTTTTTTCCGCAGACTTCGGTTCCACAGTCGAGGCACATGAAAGAGGAAGCTTCCACATTCTTTCCTCGGATCATGATGGAAGACGAAGCCAGGAGCTGCCAGCGGTGAGTATTGAAGTTCTTCCACTCCTCCGGACAATCGACGATGGACTTCACAATTCGTGAGCCTCAATTATCGAGCGAAGATTCATGCGCTCGATCTTGTCCCAGATGGCTTCCACCTTCCACTGAATCACCGTTTGGCAGTCCATGACGTGGGGAAAGTTCTCTTCAGCTTCGAATTCGATCATTTCTTCGAAACTCCGCCCCAAGGCCCGATGTCGACAAAAGAAACACTGAAACCATATTGTGTGTTCTGTAATGTCGTCCACAAACCAGTTGTGAGACAGGAGAACCTGCCTACGTTCTTCAAGATTCATGGACTGTCTCCATGATTTTCAGACCGTAATGCTGAACAATCGCGTCAGACAGAGCGTTCACATCTTTGGATGAATAGTAACCGAGGTGGTCCCCGTCCCGTCCGAGTTCTCCGCCAACATCGCCGTGGAGGGCCACAGCGTTACCTTCGATTGAGACAGCCCTACTCGAAACGGGTCCGAATCTATACCAAAGCCCTCGAATGAGGAAATTGCCATTGAGGGTCCCAGACCGAGAGATGATAGTCCGGATGCGGCGACGGACAGTGTGTTTATTCATCTTGAGTGGACGTCTTCCATCCGACAAAGAAGATCAGACGCTTGCCGTTGTTCGCAAGTGTCCGCTCGTTCGTTGTTTTGAGCTGCAGTCCATTGAGCTTTCCAGAGCTCTTCATGACCCCAGGCCCGGATGGAACAACGCGAACACCGGTGGAGTTTAGAACCGTCTGAGACCCAAGAATGAGTCTCCAGTAATCTCATGTTTCTCGAGTAAAAGGCGTAATCCACGGAGACCAAATAACTTAGTTCAGGGACCACTTTTGGGAACCTTGCATCCAAATGAAGACCGCATGCCATGCCGTCTGGGGGTAGGTCTCCATAAATTGGACAAGCTCGTACTGCTGACGGGTGATGTTGATGATATGCATAGGTACCTGGCTGCTTACGATAATCACTTCACCATCGGTGGGAAAGGGAAAGCGGAACCAACTTTCCATACCCACGGACGGGGAGGACTTACGTAGAATGAATCTTGTCCAGAAGACGTTCGGTGCAAGTTTGGCCTTGACAAGACTGGTCGAATCGTTGAGAAGCTTCGGCCACTGATGTGCGCGACACCCCGAAGGCGTCGCAACGACGACACCTGAAAAAGTATATCATCGCGGGGTTCCGACCTTCACGATAATGATCGGAAATTATTTCGTGGGACCCGTCCGGACTCGGAACGGGGGTGACAGACTGGAGTTTTCGTTGGAAAGGAGTCAATTCGGTCACTCGTGATGGATCATTCGGATGAATACTTCGTCGCAATTTTGGATGTGCTGATATTGAGCCCAACTCCAGATGTCGTCCAAAGATTTTCCGCCGTATTTGTACTCGCAACGAAGGCATGTGATCCCCAGTGTGGCCCCACATTCTGGGGACCGTCTCGGTACCCATCGGTGGGAAAAGAACAAGGCCCGTTGTTCTTCGGGATCAAACGTCACGCTCGAGAATACACCAAGCGGTTGGTCCCGTGTTTCCAGTCTTGGACGGGGCGACCCTGGGTAGCGCCAAGGCGAAGGACACAATCTCGGCGGATGATGACCGAAAGCCGGGACTCGGCATGGAGAAACCAGTCCCGATGGACGGCGCCGTGTTCGAAGACAAGAATTAAGACGCGCATCCGATCGGACCGAGTGTCCATCCAGACGCCTTCGATTTTGTTCCAATCGGGAGACAGTCGGAGTTCGTCCATGAGAATGGACTCCCAGGACTTTCCGCACACCCAGTGGTAAAAAGTGATAAGAAAATTTCGCATCGCGGAGTCACATTACCTGAAATTTCAAATTTCGTGAATTATTTGGATGCGTTGAGCTAACGCTTCGTCGCAGGTCCGGGCCGATACTAGATATCGGCAATAAACTCGAATGGCTAGTTCCAGAGTCGGAGCTCGGGTCGGGAACGCGTTATCACAAACCCGACATCGATACCTTTTGTCTTCGTGGAGATACCAAGAGTGACTCTCGAGGGCCGCTCGGCACTTATCCGAAGCTCGATTATCCACCGTGGACGTCTATCATTCTCTGGACTGCGCACTCGTGGCGGCCGACCCACCATCTTTGGAGCAGATAAAAGCGAATGGTGCGCTCTAGTGAATGATCGGAACTGTCAGGAACTATCCAAGAACAACACTGAGAACACTTCCAATGGGGCTTTCGGTCGGAATGTGAAGGGATCCAGTCATGGGATCTTATGTTATACTCGTCGTCCGTCATTGTGCATGTATGATGGAGTAGAAGAACCCGCAAACAGTAGAGCAGTCTTGGATCTGAAACTTTCCCAAAGTGACCCACTTCTCTACGCATTCCAGAAGGTCCGGACCTTCGATGAGAGTGTGGCAAGAGACGCATTCCCACCTCCCGTTCTCAACAGGAGAGAAAGAGTGCGATTCGGCACACCGGCGTCTGTCTTCGGGTGATTGAATGGTCATTCGTAATGCAACCGTTGGATTGCTCCCTCGATACAGGTTCGTTCGATTTTATCGGTACGAGATGTTCTTTCGATAACTTCGGTCAATGTCATATCCCCGTCAAAAGGGAGGTATCGACGGCAGCGGGAACAACGGAATGCCTTGAAACCGGACTCCAAGACCTCCGTGTACTCACATTGCTCGAGAACCCAAGTGTTGTGAAGAAAACTCATTGTACGTGGACCAGACGGATTCGGCGTTCGGAGCAGGTGAAAATTCGGTTGTACTTCTTCGACGTGGAGATCAAGGCATCTTCCAATATGTAACCGTAGATGCCTCGACCGCAGTGGACGCAGTATTGGTTACCTCCGGTTCCGGACGGGCCATATTCACAGGATTGCAGGGCTTTCAGGTTGGCCTCGAGTTGCTCTGGTGTAGGCGCTGGTCCATCGTTCATGGAAGAATCACAGGTTGTGGATACGGTGCGTGATATACTCGAAACAACCCGGAAGCCGCCTGCCCATCGAAGCCCAAACTTGGTACCCATAAAGGACCCGCGGAGTTTCTCCCGGTTGCAGTTCCACTTCCAGTGTACATGCGGAGCAACGGAGTAGAAAACGGTCAGGAACTGTTTCGAAAGAATGGCCCTTGAGGTATTCTTCTTGTCCGTCCCAGGGAAGATGCGCGGGGTGGGTCATCGGTTGTGGGCCAAGATCATTCGAAATTCGGCACATGGGGTGAGCGTGGTGAAATTTTTAACCAAGTAATGGATTCGTTCTCGGATGGTTTGTCCGGGGAGTCCGAGTCCACAGGAGTAAGAACACACGGGACAGTAGTGCCAGGTGGAGGACCGCATTTCCCACTCGTGCGACTCGTACGCTTCCAGGAGCTCATCGAACGTCATCGACTGTGCAGTTTCCGCATTTTCCATTCAATACATGAATAGGGACTGACGCTAAGACCAAATTTCGGGACGAACAGAGACTCGAAAACTTCGTCGTTGTAGAGAAGAGCGCTACTTCCCGTGTCATAAGCGATCCCGCATTCCGCACATCGGTAGTATCGGGACGCGACCCCCTCTTCCGGCCAAGAGTGGGTGTCCCAGGCCATCCGCCGTTCAGAGACTGTGCGTTCTGCGGATTTGTTCGACATGGATAGCCTGTTCGAGATGGTTGGCCAGATAGGTGGCGATGGTGTGGAAGCCTTGAGGACGCTCTTTTCGGCCTCGCGAGAACTTACGAAGCTCAAGAACTAGAACCTCCATCGCCGGACGGTAATGCTCGATGATGGTGAAACCGGTGAAGTAGGAAGCGGCGCGGGCGGCAATCTTTCTTTCCTGGTCCGCTTCGAGAGCTCGAAGGTCGGTCCAGAATCGATTGGCATCGCCCGATCCCCAACATTGGTCACAGACGTCGTCCGTCATGGCGGCTCCGCCAATCCCGCCACGCCAAGTCGCAGTGGACCCGTAGGTCCGCGATCCGGTTCCGCCGCATTTCTGACAGGCTTGTTCGATGCCTCGCCAACGGAGATGATCTTCTAATGTCATAATCTGTGAACCTTTCGAATTTGCCACTCACCGCATGAAGTGAATTCTCTCATCGTGCCACGGATATGTTCCCAGATTCGGGTGCGGAGATACGATATGTCACGGTCCTGATATCCGACAAGCTGAAACCGACATACTCTACATCGGTACCCGTTGCTGTAGGGGTCCCAAGTGTGGGTATCAAAGTCTTTTCGGATGCTCACAACTGATGAATTCTATGGACTTGCCGTTCACTGCAACTCATCAGAGCGGTCCCGCGTCGATATAGAGTGTCTACCATCAGGTCGTCTTCCGATTCGTCTCCTTCAAGGTATTTGTAATAATCCCGTGACAGAAACACGTCGCATTCCAAGCACCGGTATTGATACTTGTCTTGGGCGGTGTCCCAACGGTGAGAATGGAAAGCTTCCTGTACTTGCGGAAACCTGTAAAGACGAATGTCGAGTTGCTCCGCGACGTGGCCGGGAAGTAGACGGGCGATATCTTCCCAAGTATGGCGCCCTTCAAGATTCAAAGAACCATTGGGGTTCCCGTTGGAGAATATGGAGTAACGGTCTTTCGACTGAGTCGGACTCACTTGATAACCCACTCCGAAGATGCTGAAAAGGCACCCGAGTCGGTGAGTGGTCTTGAACGCCAGTATCACAAACGCGAGGGCTTCTTCCACTGTCGAGAAATTGTGTTTCCAGCTCATTCCAAATGGACTCTTTGGATAAGATACTCTCTGCATGAAGGAATTTTCGTCCGATCGTACAGAAAATCGACCAACGGAATGATGGTGGCTGCTAGATACCATTCGGTGGTCCACGTGAGACGCAATGAACAGCGAGAGCATTCTTTCCAATACTCGCTCGAGTACTCGGCGGCGGTGGTCTTCCATGAATGTGACCAATGGCCCCGAACACGCCCGAAAAAACTCACAAGTCGTGAACCCTATCCATCATGCGTTCCCCGCAGGTATCAATAACCCCGCCACGGATTCGCGGGTCCAGAATTTCCCAGACGCCAAGTATGAAGATTCTGTGTTTGCTAAGCATCAGATGGTGACACCGTCGGCACCGATAAGCACAAACCCCCGATCCCGAACCACCGTACGGCACTTTGAAAAGCACCCAAGAGTGCGTGAACAGCGCGCGGAAATTTTGAAAGAATTTTCTCATAGAACAAGGCGACGGCCCTGTTCCAAATTACAGTCCGACGAATTTCCTCGGAGTCATACTGGCGCCGCCGATGGACGGGCCGAAGCTGGAACGAATGCCCACCCCGTACTTCGGTTGCTTGAGACCGAGGAAATGGATGACGGTGAGTTTGGCCTGTTCGACCGAGCTATCGAACCGGGCTTGAGCGTCGGACGCCAACGACTGGAATTTGCTCGACTTTTCGAGGTCAAGCGAAACACCACCGATGGAGTAAGAGAACTCATCCTGGACCCAGTTGATGGCGAGAGCGTTCAGAGCGTACACCATCCCACCTGTCAAAAGCAACGACCGCCACGGACGACGATTCAGAATCATCGAGTCCAAGGTGTAGTAGTTGGTGGCCGGCGGGATAAGGTTGATGGAGTCCGAGGCCACGCGGAGGAATTCGAGGAGTTCATAATCCTCCCAGACATGACCGAACACGCGCGTGAATTGGTTGACGGACTCTTCACCCGATGGGGGCATGAAGTGAAAGTTTCGGCTCGGGTCCATGTCTCTCAACAGGATGCGAAGGCTCCGGACCAAGTCGTGCTCGATCGTCGTCGCACCAGGAAGGTTCACCAGTTGGACGGCGTCTTGGACGACCGAGAATTTCTGGACGACCTCGTACGTCTTCCCGCTGTGGGTCTTCTTGAACTTGAAGCGAATCCGGTATTCACCAAGGTTCGCATCGGTCGGGACGATGAAAGAGGCGAAATACTCCCCGACGGAAGAATTGACGGGGATTCGACCAGACGGAGGAAGGAGATGCTCGACCCCGGTTGTAAAGTCGTAGATGTCGTACGTAATCTCCGCCGGTTGTTGCGGGGACCCGTCGTTGTTCTTCAGGAAGATGAACAAGTCATTCCGACCTAGGGATTGCCCACGTTTCAGCGCCGTCATACCCAGACTGTACGATTAGGGATGGAACAGAGATGAAAGAGCATGATTGGCATACTGTGATGTTCCAGACACCGTGCAGCAAAACCGAACCTTGGGTCAGTAACAACGGAAATTCGGCGCCCATCTATTGCCCAGCGTGCGGGGCGGAGTCCAGATGGACGGTTGGACATACAGTCCAGCAAAGCATGGAAAAATTCTTGCGCTTCCAAGGCGCCTACGGTCTCAACATAGGACGTTCCGTGCAGTCCGCGGACTGTGATTCGGAACGAATCCGAATCGTCCATTCCACGTGAGATCCCACGATTGGTACATAGAAGATCACCCGAACCACACGGATTGGGGAACCCATCCGACTGATGGCGGAGCGTGCATGTGGACGTCCAAAAACGTCATGGTCCGATGCCGAGTTTGTGGGGCTCGCTTCCAGTGGAACAGCGGTCAAAAGACACTGGAAGAGGGATTCGCTCATGACGTGGAGTTTTCCACGGCGATGCAGGTCCTCGGAGTAAGGCCGAGGTCTGAGGATTGTGATGAAGAAAAACTCCTGAGTGTTCATGAAACATGACTGGCATGTCCCCGGGACGGTAGGCATTTCGATGGAGCCAGATAGAAAACCTCCGCTCCATTCGACCTACCCGGTACAATGCCGACGTTGCGAAACTCAGTTCATCTGGGTCTGGGATCACACTCTCGCCGAAGCTGCGAGCTGGTGGATGAAGAGTTCAGGGTGTGCTGAGGATTGCAACGAAGAGATGATCAATAGGATACACAAGAAATGAAAGCGCACAGCTGGGTGGAAGGTGCTTCCATAACCTACCAAGACTCAAGGACTACGGACCCACCCAAGAAGCTATGGAGCTCCACCTGCTCAGGATGCGGGCGAAGAATCAAAATGTGGGATGGCAAGACTGCGGAAGAATCATCCCGATTGCAGAAAGCTTATGTGGACCCCGATTGCGACGTCGAGAAAATGCGACGAATCCATGACGCCTAAATCGAAGATTCAGTCCGGCTGCCAGATCCCGAAGACGCCTGGAGAAACCGTGTAGTAAACCTTGGCGATTTCCCGGTTTCGGAGCACCCGGTCGCAGCGGAAGCAAGGCTTCGCCATCGCCCACTCTCCGAGCCGGGTCACGCGAGCCAAATAAATGACCGAGCCGTTTGAAAGCTTCCGACACAGTCTGGCTTCGCAGTGATGGTGGACCCCCATCAATGGCGATCGACCATTTCTCGAAAAAACCCGAGCCCCGTCCGTACGGATACCGACCGCGCCGAGCCAGAAATTGGTGGGTTCATGACGACCTCCCATAGCCAGAACGCTGGCTCGATTCAGATAGTATTCAACACGATTTCGCACGGAAGTCTTACCTTACATAGAAGAATGCCCGGGTTCCGAAAGGAATCCCGGGCATTCAAGGGAGACGTTCCGTCCGGCAGAGTCAGTCGTCAAGTCCCGCGTCCGCGTCCATCCATTCGGACGCCCGAGCGCAGGCTTCTTGTTCTGTGGCTGCGATCAGGAAGATGATAGACTCTCCGGATTCCGCCATGAAAATCGGTTTGCCGGCGGCTTTGATGGCGAGATCGAAGCCGTTTTCGAATAAATCGAAAGCCGAGCTCCCATCGACGTCGCTTCCGGCGTTGCACGAAGAATCGGCATTATCCATGGCCTCGAATGTGTCTTTGGTCGCGACGATGGCACCCAGCTTTTCGCTACGGACGAAGCCAGAGGATGCCTTCTTGAACCCGGCCAGGACGCTCTTGAGAGCCGATGCAACCTTCGTTCGAGACGGATTCGGGTCCTTTTCGATGTAGGATGCGATAGCGCAAAGGTTCTTGGCGAGTTGGGAAGGATTCATGGTCAATCGGAAAGATTACAAGAGACCGAAAATTCTACGAGGATCGTTGTAAGACATACCATGAAAAAGCCGCAACCACACGAATGGAAAGTAGGAGAGCTGCCCAAGAAGGACGGGTATGTCGATGTTCTGTGCGCTCAATGCGGTGTAAAGATGCACTGGCCAGGATACCAGTCATTCGAGGAGGCTTACGCGTCGGCTGTTCGACTCCGAATGATCAATCGTGGGAAGCCCAAAGACCGAATTGTTCTTCCCGATTGTAATGAAGAAAAGATGCGGAGAGTCCACCGGCAATGACGGGACACATCTGGACGAAGATGAAGGACCCAGACAGGCTGAATACCCTGGGTCTGCTCCGAGAGCAGTGTTCTCACTGCGGATCCATCCGTGGGCTAGGTTCGAAAGAGGCCGTTCGAAAAGTGGAAGCTCTAAGTTCCCAGATTCGAGTAACAGAGTCCGGATACGAGGCACTCTATTACGTTCAACATCAAAGCATCATCGAAGATTGTGATGAGGAACGAATTCGAAAGCTGCACAGTCAATGACCGAGCATGACTGGAAAGTAGCTTATGCCCAAATCATGTCGCTCGGACATGATAAATCCGTAGAATGTGCTCAATGCGGGGCCGTAGCCTTACGTCACCGGAGTGGTGAGTGGAAACTTAAAGACTCGAACACCGAGCGTGATTGCGATCAGGAAAAGGTGATGTGGCCGATTCGAGCGGCTCACGAACTTTAGTCCTTGGACCCACGCCAGTTCGAATTCTCGGTGTGATGAATCAAGGCGTTGCTGCCGGCGAGGTGAATATCACGTTTCACTTCGACCTCAACACATTGAACGCAATGGCGGGTGTGAGGGACGGCCGCCAATCGACGGGCCGGGATTTCCTCTCCACAATCTTCACAACATCGAGTGTTCGCCATAATCCCCGTTACATAAAACGTAAGGCGATTTCCGGATCAAATCAACCGAGGGATACCGTCGAGGGCGGAGGAAAAGCGGAGGGGATTTCGGCGGGCGGGTAGACGGGACTCTCCCTCTCGACGGACTTCCAGAAGAACTCGTTCCACGAGAACGGGAATTCCTTCGGTTCCCATCCAACGGTCTTGATGATCTTCCGGCATCTCTCGATGGAGAGCTTGATGAGATCCGAGTAGCTGTTTTCCACCCGTTTCTGGGCGTCGTATGAGGCTGCCGTGGCAGCCTTGTAGCTGTAGTGGAAGAGGAGAGGGATTTTCAACTCAAGAAATTCCTCGAGCCGGACGATTTCTCGATCTCGACTCGGATCGACTCTCGGGAGAAGAAAAACGACCGCGTACTGCACGTACGCGCGGGAGTAGAGCTCCCAATACCGAAATTCCATGACTTCCCGCTCGATGTCGACCGATACGCTCATTGGATTACTGTACAGTGACCGAACACGTTGTGACCAAATTTGACAGGAAAACGGTCTCCGACGTCAAGATGAACCGGAACCAGGAATTCGGCGTCCAGAACGGAGCCTCCTGAATCGTCCGGTCGAGAATTCGAAAGTCGAAGAGACCAAACCCCGGAACCAATGATGGCATTGGCGGAAACGAAAACAGAAATGGGGGCAGGCATCAAGTATTCAATTCGAACGACATACCGACGGTTTTCTTTGTTCATAGACTCGAATAGATGTGGGTGTTGGTGCCCCAATATACACTCCCGAGCGAACGTTGCGAACTGTCATGAAACATCAGTGGAGATTCATTCCAAATTCCAGGTCTGGTAGCTTCGAAGTTTTCACATGTTGCGGCTGTGGATGCTACGTGCGGTATTACATCCGAGGTCATAACTTCGAAGAGCAAATGCAGGAATCATACAGCAATTATGAGAAGACTCAAAAGATGGGGGATTTTTCAGTCCCCGAGGACTGCACACTTGCTGCCATGGTGAAAATTCACGGGAAATGAGAATGTGGGTCGAGGTTTTCCCAGGTGTGAGGAGAAAGCTTCCATCCGTTGGGGAGCGGAATTTCCCCACGGAGAATCTTCTCATATTGAAGAGGGCCCACCAATAGAGCGGAGTACGTGAACCCGGTGTCCGGGTCTTTGTAACCGTAGGAAAACGGTTTCGTGACGTCGTCGTCCTCTTTCCAAGTCTCGGTCGCGTCGACGTACAAGACTTTCACTTCAGTGTCTTGATCTTCCTCGGGGCCAAGAAGACGTTGGGCGAGGACCGTGCCGGAGTTGTCGGTCGTCTCCACCCAACGAATGGCGGCGTGCTCTTTCGGGTCTACGGCGTCCAAATGCTTGGGATCGTACCCGTATCGGAGTCCACGGGAATTACCAGGGACTTCCCACCTAACGTCCCACTCCAATTCCGGGTGTCCTTCGTGAACGGGAGACTCAATAACCCCAACAGAATCTCGAAATTCCGCAACGTGGGGTGCGTTCAGCGGATTCTTGCCATACTCATCAAACATGAGTTGGTTCAGACGAACTCGAAGGCCGGGACGAACAAAGGAGTGTTTCACTCCCGAAATTACAACTAGAGGTCGTCTGACCAGTCTTGAAGTTGTTTCGTCACTTCGCGATTCATGATCTTGGGCCAGGCCTTGAGTTCGGCGGGCGGTGCTTTCCCGCTCGGCATCTTGAGTTCCGGGTCGGCATCTGGGGGAAGGCGTTGGCCATCAAGCCGCCATTCATCCTCGAATACGCCTTCTTCGGGACCGATCAGGCCTTCACCTTTGAGGTCACCCTGCGGCGTCTGGGCCCGGACGTCGAAGTCACCGTCCGAGACTTCGTTTCCCGGATACCAGTCCAGGGATTTGAGCTCCACGGGTTCGGCGGCAATACGAGACGCGATGCGTGCGAGGTTCATCGGATTAGACCCACTCGAATCCAAGAACGGACAGGACGTCCGAACACCACTGCCCAGCTTCGTCGCCGGGCTCCTGTGACGCCTCCAGGAGCTCATTCCAGAGCCCCTCTTTCGTAAGGGAAGCGTTCCCCACGCGCTTATCATTTCCGAACTGGAATTTCCCGCCCGGGCAAGCGGCGGCGAAAGCAGCAGCGAATTCTTCCTCGTCCGGCAGGTCACCGTAATTCATGACGGTGGCGGCGGCAATACGGGACGCAATACGGGCGAGATCCATACCTGGGCCCACCCATCAAACGTCTACCAACGTGGTTCGAGGCCTCCCGATTCCCGATAAACGCGAATCCAGGTGTCGAGGTACACGTGCATCGGCTCATGAACGTCCAAAGCGTCGATAGCTTTGTCCGCGGCGTCGCGAGCCGACTTGGTCGGAAACCGTTGTTCAATAGTGAGTTCTCTTCTCATGAGGCTTCTTGGCACATTGTGTAGAATTTCTTGATGAATTCGGGCGATGGTGGACTGACGGTATTTACCCAAGAGCCTCGCATGTCCACGAAATGCTTCGCTGTGTTTATCCACGAATCTTGACTGTGGTGCAAGACGTCCAACGCAATCGCCCATTGTTTATACCAGTTTTGGTTAGATTCAACGTCCCCGCCCTTTGTGGCAAGAGTGCGCAGGCCAACGAGGTCCCGAAACAAAAGATCGGTAACACGTTGGCGCTCGCGCATGGGGGTTTCCCCAGAGTTCTGCAGGTACCAACCACAGATGTGAGAGTGGAAAGCCTGGAACAGAATCTCCAAGACTCTCATTTCGCAGTAATCGATGTCGCCCATTTCTGGACACTACATCTGGCGCCGGATCCTACAAAATTTCTTCAAATTCCGAAATCGTGCGCTCGAGAGACTCGAGCACGACCGGATGAGTCTCGAACCGGAGTCGTTTCTTGAGAGCGTCGAACGCGTCCGGGTCTTCACGGTTTCCGAGGGACCAAACGACGGAATCACGGACCATCGACGACGTGTCCTTCAAGTACGGAATCAGAATCTGGACGTCACAACCGAGGCGGTCGAGAGCTTCTAGTACCGCGACGCGTGCCCATTCGTTTTGACATGCCTGGGTGGGGAGAATCATCTCCAGAATGTCCACGCGGCCGATTAGGAACAGCGTCGATACAGCTTCTTCCTGGATTTCGGGATGGTTGGACTGTCGAATTTGCTGAAGAATGGGAAGGATAGCGTCTTCGCCGTGTCGTGCGAGGAAAAGACGAAGACCTGCTCTCAGATCGTGAGTCCAGTAGGACTCGGTCGCTCCGAGATATTCAGCGGCACATTGAAGAAGGGCGGGGTCCATTTCCGTAGAAGGTTCTGACCAGAACGCGGTGGAGATCATTGTGATCTGACTGTACCGGGTTCTTAGTCATTCTCTTCCAGACGGGAAAAAGAGCCTATCGCGTTTGGTATTCGACTTCAGCGAGAATGCGTGTTACGAGCTCTGTCATTTTCCACCCAGTCAGGGTGTCGTCGGGAGGCGGACCCGAGCTATCGCGCGAGAACTTCGCCAGGGACTCGCGGAGAGCCCCGCCGGGACGGGCAGAAGCGAGAATGGAACCGTTACTGGAGCAGTGACCGGTCTGAAAATCGAGATCGGTCCACCCGGAGTCCGTCAGAATAGACATCGTATTCTGACGGCCGACAGAAATGTTGCCGAAAATCGTATTGAAACGGTCACCTCCAACGGTGCGAATGGTCACGTCATAGACGGAACCTCCGTCGTTTTTGAACGCGTGAGCGTGGACTTCCGTTGGGTACCGGAGCCCCAGTCCACAGAAGATGCTCATCTCGTGGGGGCCGTAGTCCCAAAGGGCAGAAAAGGCCCGTTTCGGGCCGGAACCGAGGTTCCGGCGGGTGATGCGAGCTCCTTTCGCCCCGCACACCGCGCGCCGAGCGAAAGCGTAGTTGATGTCATGGAGTGTCACGTAGTTGATCGTCGTCAACGCTTTCCGTGAACGGTATCGGAGGGTTGAGTCGACGTCCAAAACGGCCGGCTTTTCGATGAACATCGGTGTATCGACAAACCGGGGGTCGTCCAGAAATTCCACATTGGCCGCCGGACCAGCAGCGATGATGAGAGGTGTCCCGGGATCGAGGTCTTCTCTCTTAGACCGCAGGTCCTGGGGAACCCAATCGGGAAAGATTCCCGACCGATTGACCACGTTCGCGATTCGAATCGTGTTTGTGTGGATATTGCGGAAGATCTTTTCCGCCCACGGTCCGGTCCCGACGAGGTTTGCTGTGATCATTTCCACTCAGTACGGGCCCAGCCGATGAATCTTCGTAGGCCTTCCTGGAGGGAAACCTGAGGACGGTAACCGAGATCCGTTGCGCGCGAGATACTCGGACAACGACGCTGGGGCTCGTCGGCGGGGTATTCGGGCGGGTGCGGTGTGATCTTGTAATCGAGGGGTTTCTCGAAGGCCTTTTCCACCTCGGAAAGCAACCCACGGACCGAAATCTCGGGCATAGGATTCCCGACGTTGTAAGGCTCGCCGTCCTGTCCGTCCATCATCACACGAAGGAAACCCGAAATGGCGTCCGACACATAACAGAAAGTGCGGGTCTGGTCTCCGGTCCCGTAGATCTGAATTTGTCGGCCGTCCAGAGCGGATGACACGAAATTCGGAAGAGCTCGATAATCGTTCTTCATCGAGCCGGGACCGTAGACGTTGAACGGACGGATGATGCGGGTGGGAACACCCCACTCCTGAGCCGCGACGCGACACATCGTCTCGCCCAGCCGCTTGGACTCGTCGTAACAGGAGCGAGGGCCGAGACAGGATACGTTCCCGTTATAGGACTCGTCCGTAGGGACATGATTTGGGTCCGGATTCCCGTAGATCTCGCTCGACGAGAAGAACACCAACGCCCGGGGCTTGGTTCGCGCCGCAAACTCGAGCACCGACTGCAGCCCGTCAGTGACGATCTTGATCGTTTCCATCGGGAATTTGCGATAATACTGAGGGCTCGCAATTCCGGCCGCACACAGGATGTAGTCGAACGGCATGAAATTCCGGTACCAATGAGAATCGAGGTCCGCCACGCTCGCTCGCTTGTAGTAAACATTGGAGTCTTCGGAGTGAGAATTCTCCCACTCCGAAGAAATGTTGTTGTCCACCGCGATGATCTGGATGGGTTCCGCCACCAAGCCAAGCTTGTTCAGCCGAAGGAACAATTGAATGAAATACTGACCGAGAAATCCGCAAGCACCGGTAAGAAGAATGTTGGAACCGGAAAGTCGCTCGAAATAGTCGGTGTTTCGGAGCGAGTCGATGGTTTCATCGAGATCAGATTCAAGGAGTTTCATTGAGTATTCTCGGGAGGATTGAGTGAAAGAACAACCGTCCGCACGGTACTCGGAATTTTGGCCAGAATTTGCTCGGTGAAATTCCAGGCCAAAATCACCACGACGTCCGGTGGAGAGGCCATCATGTCATCGTAGGAAATGATGGGACAGTTGTGGGAAGGGTGAAATTTCCCCTGCTTGAGCGGATTGTCGTCCACAATAGCGTCGAAGAGGTCAACGCTCACGGCGAGTTCCGAAAGCAATGTCACGCTCTTAGCAGGTGCACCGTAACCGTAAATACGGATACCCTTGATCTTCTTCTCGCGTTGGAGATAGAAGAACCCGGAAGCCGCGTTGGACTGAATGTTGCGGTTCCGGTGAATGAGGGTGCGAATCTTTGGACCCAGGATTCCTGAGCTCTGCTCCATGAGAAGAGCCGCGGTGACGTTCTTCCCCTCGTGATCTCCACGATTCCCAGGAAAGCCGGCGAAACATCGAATGGAACCACCATGCGTGTTCACGTGTTCGACGTCGAACAGTTTTAGTCCGTTCGCTTCCAAGAAGGATTTCAGGGCCGTTACAGTGTGATAGTGGAGATGTTCGTGATAGACGTTGTCGAACAGATTTTGTTCCAGAACCGTCAGACCGTAGGAGACCTCGAAGACGAACGCGCCGGCCGGATCCAACAAAATCTTCACGGCCTGAAGAATGGAAACTAGATCCTCGGCGTGGGCCATCACGTTATTAGCCACAATGAGATCGGCGTACCCACGCTCATGCAAAATGGACTGCGCGAGTTTGGGCTCGAAGAAAGCGCACAACGTTTCGATTCCGGCTTCGTTGGCGATGGCGGAAACATTCTTGGAGGGATCAACTCCAAGGACCCGACAGTCGAATTCTCGGAGCATGGTCCCATCGTTGCTGCCGAATTCAACGACCAGGGAAGAAGGAGTCAGAAAAAATCGATCAGTCAGCGCTTGAGCATAATGCCGAAAGTGACGCACGAAAGAAGGGGAAGTCCCGGAGACGTAGGCATAATCTTCGAATAGTGTGCTCGGGTTGACCACGACCGGACATTGCAAGTGAAAACACGAATCGCAGCGGGCAAGCTCCAGGGGGTAATACTCCTGGGGATCAGAATTCGTGCGATATGAGTTCGCCAGCGGTGTAGGTCGAAATTCCCAGACCGTCTTTACGGGCTGCGAACACAGCGTACAGGCGTCCAGAAGACGATAGGGACCGGCACCGATCACTGGAAGGTTTCCGCGATTTCAGGGGTGATGAACTGGACTCGAACGACGTCTTGTTCATGATGTTCATGATCCCGAATCTTGGGAGCGAACGTCATGAACACGGACTCTTGAGTGAACAGCATCGCGTGCTCTCGATTGGGTGGCGTGTAGAACATTTGGCCCGGAGAGACGCGAACGGGAATTGGAACGGAGGTGTCCCCCACGTTTCGCTCGAAGTACAGAATCTCCCCCGAGACCAGATAAGAGTAATGAGCGTCGGTCCGGTGGTAGTGATTGGCGCGGACACTACGGGCCCGACTCGTGATGTGGGCCACACTCTGGATCGGAGTGAACAGGAGGTTGGTAATCGTTCCGTTTTCGTTTACGAAGGTGTCATCCAACGGAACGATTTTCTCTTCCGGGTAAGAGCCGGCGAGCACCTGGTCCGTGTATTCTCTATTCTTCGACATTTATGTAGCCTCTGTACTTGCGTATTACACCGAGAACTTGTTCGACCGAGTGGTCCCACGTCAGGGTATGACTACGTTCCCAGGCTCGAAATGATTTCTCGCGGAGACCATCACGATCTCGCAGAGTCTCAATCAAGAGATTTCTGTACTTCCCAACATTGGCGGACATCGGGGTAGGTACGTGGGGAACGAAATCACAATAGAGCTCTTTCAGTGCGTCAGCGTCGGTGATTACGGGAACGCATCCGAACGAGCAGGCGTCCAGAATGGAAACCGAAAAACCCTCGGTGAAGGAGATGGTGTCACAGGGGTAAGCCAGGACCTCCGCCTTGTGGTACTCTTCTTCCACCTGCAGACGGGAAACCTGATCGCGTAGGACGACACCATAATCTCGGAGTCTTTGAAGGCTCTCGTTGATGAACATCGCTCGTCTATACTGGGGACTCGACATCATGACGGCGGAATCATGATCGTAGGAATTCCAAATGTCGAGCCACTTCTTCATAGAGTAGAAGACGTGGAGCTCGGCATCCGGGATGGCAGCGCGAACGTCGGGCCAGATCGAAAGAAGCCAGTGAAGACCCCGATCGAATGAGGATGTCCAGATCACGCGGCCGGGGGTCTTGGCGAGAATCGGGTGGATGTCACACCCGTTGTTCACGATTTCCCAACAAGCTCCGGGGAGCTCATTACCAACTCGGTCCAAATGCGTCTGGCTGGGGGAAGTCCAGACGTCCACCCAGGACTCAAAATCCGGTGGACAATATCCGAAGTCATTGAGTTGCTGGTTACACATCCGCAGAACGGAGTCGGGATACCGATAGAGGGGAGAGGGATCGCACCACGCGTAAGCAACATCGGGGTCATCATAATTCCCGGCCTGCGCTATGTCGTGGTACGAAACTCCATCAAGTTCGATTTCTTCCATGATGGGAGCGAATACGGAAACGGAAAACCCTTTACGGGCTATTCCTTGTGCGATACGGAAAAACGAGACGTCGGAGCCCGTCATACCCAGGGGGCTCGAGTTCAAATTCCGAATGTCAAATCGCTTACCGCCGGCTGCCCATTCGCCAAACAAAAAAGAAATGCGCACGCCCACATTACATTGGGCCAAGATGGGGAACGATTCTTTTGTCTTTCCGATCAAGCATCGATTGGAACATGGACTGCCACTCCTTGGCTACCGTCTCCCAGTCCATATGGGACATCGCGAACTCGCGCGCCGGGTAATTCAGGGCCGGCGGTTGGTCCATTCGGGAAACGATCCAATTGCGAGCCGACCGTTTGAAAGAAAGACCGGAGGCCGGGCCTTGAATGAACGTTCCTCTATCGGACACTGTTTCTGACAACGCGGCAGTCGGGGTGGTTAGAATATGGAGGCCTGAAGCCTGAGCTTCCATGGCCGTAATACACGACGTCTCGGTGAAGTCCGTGGAGTATAACCAATAGGATGCGGTCAGATAGTGATCGGCCAGTACGCGGGGCGAGACACGACCATGATAATGGACGCCCTTCGAAGCCAAACCGGCGATTCGTGCTTCCATTTTCTCGATGGATTCCATTTGCCGCCCATCATTCGACAGGGTCGCCATTTTCTTCCAGTTTTCGAAACCGTAGAAAATGTGGAGTTCGGCGTCAGGGTGCATATAGTGAACATCAGGCCAGATGTCGAGCAGATTGAGAAGCCCGCGATCTGGAGAAGAACTCCACACCACCTTCTTCGGATTCTTGGAAGGGAGGTCCAAGAACTTGCCGGTATCAATCCCATTCCGGGTCACTTCGACCTGCTGCGGGTGCAGAAATGAATGATGATTGCGGAAATAATCCGCGTGCCATTCCGAGAGACACAGAAAATGGTCGATTTTCAGACTACGGTTGTAATTCAGGTCGCCTACGTAGACATCGTGCACCCACGTGAGATTCAACTTGGAACAAACGTCCGGCCGATCAAAGACGCTGGACAACCGAGAAGACAAGAAAATGTCTGAGGTTGAACCGGCGTAATCGGTGTATGGGATATAACGAACGCCGTCGAAGTTACCGGGAGCGGGGCAGTCATTGTAAACAACCACGTCATGCCCGAGAGAACGGAGCGCGCGGGCCATGCTGACGACCGCAATCTCCGACCCGCCATTCCCCACTCGGTCCACCGTGTGTGGGTCCCATCGCTCAAGCGACTGACCGGTGTAAATGACAAGACTCGGGAGTTCCGCGGAGGTTGATAGAACAGTGGGCTCGGGGGATGAGACGACGCTTTGGTTGGGGTTCAGAGCGCGCTCATAAATCTCGACATTGAGAAGCAGCGAAGCATCATCCGGGCGATACTGGAGACCCTGACGGGCTGAGACTAGCGCCTCTTCAACTCGATTGAGTTGCGACAACGCGTAATTGAGATGGACGTGGATCCCATGTTCTCGGAATTCGATATAATCGAACAGTCCGGACTTGCGGCGCGGGCAGTCCAATCCGAGGCGAGCGAAGTGAACGCAACGCTCCCAATTCCGATGAGGTTCAATCTGAACGGACGCCATCATATAGTGAGTCTTCGCCATCCGAAAATAGGCAAGGTCCCAATTTTCTCGAACGTGCATGGCTTGGTCCGCCGCGAGCAAAGATTGCTCGAAATGACCGAGACTCAGATGGATATCCGATATGTCACAAAGAGCCGTGTATTTTTCCTCATCCCACGACGAGATCTTCACATACATCTCGAAGTGAGAAAGAGCTTCGGTCAGGAGTCCGGCCGAATGTTCCTCACGGGCGAGGTAAAAGAGATTGCGGGGAACGGTCTTTTCAAACTGATTCTTCAACAGTCGAAGATTACGTTCTGGGTCAGCAGTTCCGGTCTTCTTCTGCCGGTGATGAATCACGCGAACCTTCGATTCACGAAAGCATGAGGGGGAACCGCGCGGAACGAGAACCTCGTGAATGGCGCCTTCCCAACGAAATTCTGAACGAGGAAAAGACAGGCGTTCTCTATCGAGCTGGAATATGACTTTCCCATTGGCATCGGTGGCGTAGTCATACTCGAAGAAATACTGACATGGACCCGAATGGTCAGTCAACGAAGCGAGATGTTCTCCACCAACCAGAACGTCGTCCGCGTCGAGCCAGAGGACCCAATCATGACTAGCGATGTCGAACGAGCGTTGACGAGCGAGACCGAAATTCTCGAGTCTTCCTTCGGAGTCGTTGAAAGAGGTGTCCACCACGAAGACATCAGCGAATTCTCGCGCGATGATGGGAGTCGAATCAGTCGAACCCGTATCGACAATGCAGATTTCGTCGACGTAAGGACGAACCGATTCGAGGCACGCTTGAAGAGTCTGCTCTTCATTGCGGACAATCATGCAGAGCGAAATGGGGGCGCGGGACATAGCCCCACTTTACTCACTCAGCAACCGCAAGGCTTGTAACATGCCGTGCCGCACATTCCATAGTTGAACTCTCCGCCGCTACACGCGGAAGCACAGCCGCAGGAATCGACAGACGGGGGACATTCGGCGGGCATCAGAACTTGGCCGGTTCCCGGGATATATCTCCAAGGAGGAGAGCAAAGATTCACGATGGTGAAAGAGTAATCCTTGCTCTGAACGACGTCTCCGTCCACCATCATGAATCGCCAACGGAGTGTGTAATCTCCGGACGAGATGGAAGCGAAAGAGGCGTAGTAGTGACCGACGGAGTTTTGAGAAGCGGTCACGGTCGGGATTACTTCTCGTCCGCAGGAGTCCAGAATGGAGTATTGAACGGAAAACGGATCGACCGGAGTCCCAGAAGTATCGCGAAAGTAGATAGGGAAAGAGAAGGGGGTAAATTCGAGAGGTGTGAAATAAATTGGGAAAGTTGGAGAAGATTCGGGAACAATGTAATTCCGCTCGGGAAGACATCTGCCCGAAGAAGGGTCCATAGCTACGATAAATGTGTCTTTTTTGCAGTAACCGTCTTGGCAGTCGTCCGCGTACTCCCACAACACACGATAGGAACCGGCCAAGAACGGGTACCAGGGGGCATAGAAGTACCCCGCATCCCGATAAATGGCCGGCATTCGGATTCCGGACACCAGATCACCATTACTACGGTACACCGTATAGAACACCTGCACCAAACGGAGTATGTTCCCTGAATTATCAGTGAAGGAAATTCGAATGGAATCTCCCACCTGATCGCGGAGATTCAGAATCGTCCGAGTCACGTGAAGCTCGCGATGATCCCGGAAGAGCCACAGTCCGAAGAGGAGGCCTTCGCGTCGTAAGAAAGGACGCGCTCTTGGAGGACGGAGGTATAGACGAGGGAGAACGTCCAAAATCCGGGAGCCGGGAGGAACATGCGCACAGAATAAAAACCGGGAGCGCCCGAAATCTCTTGGAAATAAACCGTGCCCGAGGAAATCTGGGCATTCTGAACGCCCGCCCCGGCGGCGACTGTCCAATTCTGGAGAGCGCCGTTCAGGAAAACCTTGATGATAAGTCCAGAAGCCGCAGCAGAAGTCACTCGCGTCACGCCATCGACTGCGTAGAGCGCTACTTGGTCAAAGACAAGAGTGGAAGTGGGGACGCTGCGATTCACAGCAAAAGTCAAGAATCGTAGGGCTATTCAAAACAAAGAGATTTACAGGCGATCAAGCGCTGAGCGTAGTCATGCGGCTTGACCGTGGCTGTGCCAGAGTAATAAGCCTGGCGCACTTCTTGCATTGAACCCGCGGGATTGGTAAAGACGAACAAGACCTTGTTCCCGCGCTTCCGTCGTTCTTTCATCGTGCAGGAGGCCACCATGAAGTACGCGGCGAGATAGATGTCGTCCGTTTCGTATTCGGTTGGGTCTTTGAATTCAGCCATGATCGATTGCCTACAATACCAAACAAGTCGATGGCCCGACACGTTTCCATGCCGGACCATCGGTTACTGATGGGGAAAATCCCTATCAGCTGGGGGTAAAGACCGTGCTGCCGTCGTCCTGTACCATCGCCACGCAGATGCCGGCGGGCAGGCCCGTGACACCCTTTCCGGGGCGGAAAGAGGCGGAAGTGAGCTTGGAGAGAACGCCCGAAGTGGCGGACTTGTTCAAGCGGGTGGTGGCGGAGAAAGAAGGGGCGACTGCATCCTGAACAGCCAGGACGAGAGATGCCTTCTGAGCCGCGGCGAGCGAGTTGATCGAGCCAAGAGCGGTGATCGTGGCGGTCGCAACGTTGATGGTGGTGGCGGTCGGATAGACCGCAGCTTTGAGGGCCGCGACCGAGAGACCGGTAAGGGTAACGCCAGCGACGTTGAAACCAAGAGCGGTCGACAGGGTCGAACCATTGGCAGCAGAGTCGATCTGGAGGCGAGAATCCACACCTTTGTTTGTTCCGGTCGAAGTCAGGAGGACCTGGTTCGTTCCGGAGATGGAAGCCGAGACTGCAAGACCGGAAGTCGCAAAAGCGGCATTGAGATCCGCCACGAGCTGCACCTTGGTCACTGCCGCGCCGGTCGTAACAACGACAACCTGGTAGGTATCAGCCGCGCCGCGCCGGATGCGCAACGTGTTGTTGGTTGACGTGTTTACCGAGGCTGCAGTGTCAGTAGCGAGCACGGCGACTGAGCCGTGAATCGCAAGAACTGCCGCGAGCTTCGCGTCAGTGGGCTTCGAGATATACCGGCTCTGGCCAGCAGCTTCCGAGGAGAAGTTCCTCTGCGAAGTGTTTTCCAGATCGCTGAGGTAGATCTTGGGGATGTCCGAACGTACTACACCGATTCTCATGACGATTCTTCCCTAACTGCTTTCAGGCCATTGTGAACGAAAGGGAGGTCTTGCCGTTGGCCTGAACTCGAACCTTCCATCCGGTGGTGGGGGTACCGGTGATCTGACCAGCGTCGATCACAAGCGAAGTACCGGAGTTGGAGTCGAAAGTCGTCACGGTCTGAATCACGCCGGAGGGGTTGGTGACGAGGACGCGAGTGACGTCGGGAGCGAGGGATACCATCTTGGTTCCGGTCACTGTGAGTTTGCCGGTGGCAAACACAGCGTTGGACACGGTCGAGAGGACAGTGTTGACATTGTCAATGAGAGTTGAAGTCAGGAGACCCTTGGCGACGAGGCCGGCGATGACACCCTTGGCGCGGAGATGAAGCAGAACCTCCGAGGTGGGGGTGAGATCGATGTAACCCTTGACGGTCGGGTCGGCCTTGCTCACGTAAGGGACGTAAACGGCTTGCTTGGCCGTGGTCGCCTTCTGGCCCTGGGGGCGCTCGAAGTTACCCTGCGAACGATCGATCTTGTCCAGAAGAATAGACTTCTTGGTCAATTGCTGGTGAACTACACGATAACGATCGGCCATGATACCTGTCCTCTGCTTTCAAGTGAAACCGTTATTCCTTAGGGAGAATAACGCGCTAAAAGTGGATGTACCACCACCGCCTCGCAGACGAATGGTGGAGAATGAAGGGAAGTTGTTGTCGAGGCCCGGGCCGGACGTGGCTACCTGGAATTCGTCGCCCTCGTCTTCAAAGGAAACGAAGAGAGGAGAACCGGTGGACACTTGGATCTGGGCCCCGATGACCTGCGAAGGAAGGTGAATCACGGTGGAGTTGGCGATGGCCGCACCCTGAGGGGCCACGCCGCTCAGGACGACCGGGCGATTCGGCTGCGTGCCGTACGGAATCACCATCTGCATTTGGCCGACAGTGCCGCTAACCCCAGCCCAGTCGATGGGCGTGATACGGAGGAAGAAAATGTCGTTGTCGGACAACGAGTAGTCTGTGGGGTTGAACCGGAACCGGACCTTATCCCCACGCGTGTTGCAGAATGCGGGGTCCGGCTTCACCGAGTCCGAGGAAAATCCCGTAAACGGGATTTGCGCCATCGTGGTGAACGTGCCATCAAAGTTGGTGGCAGATTCAAACTTGTAGAATCGAGTGCCGGGGACATGATCGACAATCAAGTCCACCAAGTTGGGCTTGCGCTTATATACAGAGAATGGGCGCGGCATTACACATCCGGTTCCCCATCAAAACTCCACAGGATGGGGAGTCAGATCTTGATCTTACCAGGCCGGTTCCGTTCCTTCTTCACCTTATCCACGAAGGAGGCGGCGGCTTCCACGCCCTTATCTTTCTGTGCCTGGAACTGAGCTTCAGCCCAAGTCCCGGTTTCTTCCCCGTTATAGTTCGGGACGGCGTCGCGATTGAGATGTCCGTAGCGATCCTTCTGGCGACGTTTCATTTCTTCGTTTCGCTTGTGGCGATATTGTAGGAACGAATTGGCCTTACCGGGAGCTACACCCGATGGTCCATCCTTGAGGATGAATTGAGTAACGGTGGGGGTCCATGTGTAATTGCAAAGAGTCCCGCATTCCGTACATTTCGGGTGGAATTCCTTGAATCCCTCCATCGAGTGGGACTCCTCTTGGACGTTCTTGCACTCTTCGTTTGGACACTCGTAATCGTACCGCATGGTGATACTTTACTGTAAATGGGGATGACCCGGGTGTATCATCTGGAGAAAGGAGTTTCGATATGTACGGAAACAATAATGACAGGATGAACAACAGGGAGTGGATCGCGATCCTCGAGCATAGACAGAGGGAAGACCAAGGGAGGCCGGGAGATGGGGCGGCCACTCTGGCGCTTCGTCAACAGGTGAGAGAACAGTCCATTCGGGACGCCCGAGACCATATTCGCCGGTACGGGTACTGACCCGGTTACTTCAGATCAGACCAGTGCTCGTCGACGTAGGCGAGAAGTTCGGTGTCGTCCAGTTCCCAGTTATCATCCACAATCTGGGAGATGAAGCCTTCGAGCTTTGAAATCACGGCGTACGCGTGCTTACACAAAAAGTGTTTGCGGTCCGGGTCACGCACGTCAGGAGGAGAGGCTTTCCCGTTCGGCTGTCCGAGCAGAAAGTCGTTCTTCTTGGCGTGGTATTCCGGACCGTTGTACTTCCAGAATTTGCAGTCGCAAGTGAGTGAAACGGCATCGATAGAAGAAAGCGCGGCGGAGACTTTATGAGAACCGTTTCCACTATCGGCGGAGAAGACGAACACCCGAGTCTGCTTATTGTAAGACCGGAGATTGACCGAGCAAGATTCCGCTCGCTCCTGCGTCTTTTCAGGGGTCCGCGACTCTAGGTCTTCGGTCTTGAAGGCCAAACGCGCAATGAGTGGCCGGAACGAAGAATTGATGACTTTTTCGTTTGTGTTGTACGGATATGAGGTATAACCGGAACCGTCCACATCTTTATTAAAGGACGTGTCGAAGATCTGGTCCCAGTTCTCGTCGAAATTGAACTCCTGGTGGTGTGTGCGCTCACCTGGATTCGAGTAATCGTAGATGCTGCCGGGAGCTGTATTCGGATCTGAAGACTCATTGTCATAATTGACGAAAGTCTTGGACCCGGCCATGTCGGAGACGTCAGTCTCTCCCGTCGGGATGATCCCAGCAATACGAGCGGCCACGCGTTCGAGCATGTCCGGAGACTCGAGCTCGACGTCAATCGGGATCAAGAACAATGAGCGGAGATGTACAGGAATAGCCGCTGCAAAGGACACGATATCGGGGAACACGTCCTGAACCGAAAACGCGTACATAGCGGAGTCGGAAAGAACGAAACCTGAAGAACGACTCATCGAAGCCCCGTGCGGCGAGGAAGTTGAATGCGAACCTCGTCCAGAACGGCCTCGAGCTCGGAGAGCTTCTCCGGGCGAAGTTCCTGGCGAAGTTCAGCGTTGTCTAGCTCGTTACTCGCCAACGCGGCGGCGTCGAGAGCTTTCTCGAGTTTCAACAGGCAAACGGGGACAGCTTGAAGGATGTCACCGCAAACCGCGTGAATTCGGTCCTTTTCAGGACACGCATTGACGAACGCCAGCGCCTTGTGGATGTGGCGCCGGAGTTCGTCGGTCCGAAGGCGAGCATCGGACAGCTCTTCTTGAAGATAAAGGACTGCCGATGCGCGACGAGTTGTAGCCATTACACCTTGCGGCGGGAATAAAAGATTACTCCCCGAAGAGGTCTTCGTACTCGATGGCGAGTGCGCGACGACCCTGGTCATTTTCCGCGGCGTAGAGAGCTTCCAGGAACTCCGGGTCTTCCGAGTAGGCCTTCACGCGTGCAAGACGCTCCGCCAGCTTTCCGGTGAAGTCCCAGGTGGTGGGGAAATCCGGATAGATGCGCTGAGCCATGCGGATCTTCGGGTTGGTCGAGAGCTTGACCTTCTTGGCCGGCTTCTTGATTTCGAAGGTGCGCTCCTCGGCTTCCTTCGCCTTGACCTCGGCCACACCCTTTTTCGGATGATTGAGGGTTACACCGTCCGCGTCCTTGACGACGGACTTACGAACCTGACCCACGGTCTGGTTCTCGGCGTCCGCGTGAACGCGGCGGGGTCTCTCGTCGTCCTTCGTGACAATGAGGTACTCGGGCTTCTGGAAATCGCGCTCCTCGAGTTGCTTGGCAAGCGAGGTATTTCGGGTGACGTCCACCGGTCCGAGCTTGCTCGAGGTGCGAAGACGAGCGACGGTGATGCCCTCATCGCCACCGATGTCCTGACGGGTAAGGATGCGCTTGGGCTGGTCCCGGAGCTCCGTACCACGGCGAGCGGAGACTTCCGCCACTTGACCCTCATCCACGGTGTCGACCTGGATCGAGGAACCAGAAGTGCGCTCCACACGGCTGAGGTTGTTGTTTCGGGTTTGCGCCTTCGCGATGTTGCGATTGACGGTGCGGGCCGAGACGCCCTCTGCGGCGTCGTCCTCGGAGAGCGTAGCCCATCCGGTGCCAATGGCGCCGCGGAGTGAGGGCTGGGCTACTTCGTGCCCCGCGTACTTGAGCATCGTGCCGTCGTATTCGAACGACTCACCCTGCTCGATGGTGATGGTGGCGTTGGCCGAGCCAACGTTCATCTTCATCGCGGCGTAGAAAGTTAGAAATTCGTTGCGCTTCCACTTAATAGGATTCATTGTCGAGTAACCTCCGGAAGAAGATACTCTACAAAGCGCATGAGCGCCCGGTAATAAAAAGATTACCGGGACACTATATGGTATATCTCAGCGGAAGGCGGGAGCGGAGGTGACGACATCCGAAGAGTCGCCATCAGAACCGGAGCCGCCAGAGAGTGAATCGATGAAGGTGTCGATCTTTCGCTTCACGAGCTTGAGTGACGCTTCGAGCTTCTCCGGGGAGTCTTTCAGCTTCGCGCCTTCGTAAGCCGCGTCCGTGTCTTTTCCTTCAACCGTATCCCAGAGTGAAAGCTCGTCGTCGGCCGCGAGACGCAGGATGTCCGAAGCGATGCGTGCGATTTGAAGGTCCCGCAGGATAGCTCGGGCATGGTTGTCCGCGGTCTTTGTCCCGGCTCCCGCGGAAGCTGCAAGACGAGAAACGGAAGCCGTGATGGAGTGTGCCAAGCGAACAGAGTTCATTATGTCAAGAGTTACCGATAGGAAATCTGACATTAAACGGTGTACTTTCTGGGGAGGAATCCATGAATAAGAGAACCCAGTATCACATCTTCGGCGGTGGGACGGTCCAGCACATCAGGCCGCATCTTGCACTATCCGCCCCCGCATACGGCAAAGCAGCTCGGACGATGAGGTCCAGTCTACAGGCCGAAATCGTAGATACGGCGCACCTGACCCCAGGACGGACCGTGGTGAATCTCCATCTTACTCGAATGGCATCTGGGAGTAATTCCGGGCCGGAAACGAATGAGGACATTCGAGATATGGTCAACGAACTGGTCGGAGACCCGACCACGCGCATGATCGTGATGAACGCCGCGTTGTGCGATTTCACGGGGCACGTGCTCGATGGACTGGAATGGACGGAGTCGGGGAAGGATCGGGACCGACTGCGAACGGATGATGGGTTCCGGACGTTGTCACTCCGACCCACGGAAAAGATTTTGTCGGGAATCCGGAAAGTTCGAAAAGACATTTTCTTGGTCGCGTTCAAAACGACGGCCGGAGCCACGCTCGAGGAACAGTTCGAACGGGGGCTCACGCTCCTCAAGAAGAATTCGTGCAATCTCGTCTTAGCCAACGACGTCCACACACGTCAGAACATGATCATCACGCCGGAACAATCGGTATACGGATTAGGGAAGAGTCGAGATGAAATTCTGCGTCTCCTCATGAAGATGGCCCACCTCCGTTGCCAGTCCAAGTTCACTCGGTCCACAGTGGTGGATGGGTGGAGCGTGGACTGGAACTCGAACGAAATTCCAGCGAATCTTCGAGAGGTCGTCAACTACTGTATTGAGAAAGGCGCTTACAAGCCCTTCATGGGGTCCACCGTCGGGCATTTCGCCACTCGAGTCCGAGATGGTGAATATATCACGTCGAAGCGCAAGACTGATTTCAATCAACTGGGATTGACCGGGATGGTGAGAATCGAGGCGACGGGAGAAGACACCGTCATCGCACATGGAGCCCGGCCCTCGGTCGGAGGACAATCGCAACGAATCATCTTCGCCGAACACCCGGAAATGGACAACGTAGTCCATGCCCACGTCCCACTCCGCGCCGGGTCAAAGGTGCCGCTTCGATCACAACTTCCGTACGAGTGTGGGTCGCACGAATGTGGACGCAACACGTCACATGGACTGGCCGACTTCGGTGTCGCCAAGGCCGTGATGTTGGACAGGCACGGTCCGAATGTGGTTTTCGACAAGAAGGCTTCGGCCCGTGATATCATCCAATTCATCGACGAGAATTTCGACTTGGCGGGGACGACGAGCGGAGTATGAGTGACCCACGCTTTCTTCGGGCCGGGAAAAACATAATCCCGGTCGCTGACATCTTGGCGATCGACATCGAACGAATCGAAGAACTCCGTGTTCGAGTGGACATGAAGGGGATGACGCCAGCGTTCTTCGTCATCGGTCCAGACGCGATAGAACTCGTCATGAGGTTGTGTCCTTCCGCGTTCGAGGGAAAAAAGATGAAGTTCCTTCGACATCAGTGGATGGTGCACAACCTGGTGGGACACCCGCTGATGCAGGTTCTGTCATGGCTAGGATTTCCGAAGTGGGGAATGGAAGTCCACGAGAAAACGACGCCGCGTCCAGTAGGGAAGAAATCGTGAAGAGATACCTGAAGATGTTGACTCTGGGAGCTGTGGTGGGAATCTTACTAGGGGTCGGTGTCCCGTTGGGAGCGCGCCATTACGTCCTGCACAAGTTGACGTCCATGGGATATGATTCTTCCATTGGTACCCTGTCCGTTACCACACACGGGGTTCAATTCGAGAGCGTGAAAGCCCTTTCGAATAATATCGCGGTGGATTTCAAAGAAATGGAGGTCCGACTCGATTCCAAGAAAGTGATACTCAGGCATGGAGAAGTTCGACTGACGAATCCTGATCAAAGACCCGGGACGGCGGCGGGTTCTGGATGGAAAGTCGAAATCGAGGATGCTGTCGTGAAAACGGGAAACGGTCTGTGCGAGAGCATCGAAGCCAAGGTCCTCTACAAGACAGAAAAATCGACCATGGTGTCCCACGTGACTGCTCTCTGTCAGAAGGCAAAGATCGAGGTTGCGGTAGCGGAAAAGAATGAGACCGGGTGGTCCGTCGGGTCGGTTTCTATCGCGGGAGACGAATTCTCGGGGTTATCACACACCGAATCGCTGACTCCAGGTGAGAAAAAGGCTCCTGGTCGAGTAGCGATCCAAGATTTGGTTGTGACTTACAGAGGGGTGGTGTCTCGCTCGCAAAACGTGATGTACGAGAATCGAGAACTCCGCGTCGGGAAATCCGAGATCTCGAAGCCGGAC